TTTGGAGCACAAGCTCCCATCAACATTCAGAAGAAGCGCAGAGATGCAAAATCCGCGCGTGCTGCTGTGGTAGAAGACGGTATCGAGTCTAATACTTTTACCAAGTACAGTCACAACGTGAGCTTCGAGAACATTGTCCCAAAGGTCAATATCACCCGCACAAAGGTAGACAACGATGAGGTCATCGGGGTTGCAAAGGGTGCTATAATGGCCGGAGTCCCAATAACAGTGCCGACAAATGATGCGGCCGCCACAGAACAAGCCATGAAAAAGAGGTGTGATTATGCACCCAAGCTTGACAACATTGCTGCCTTTAAGAGGGGTCACGAGTTACTCATGACCAAGTTTGAACCCCTGGCACCAATTGTAGTAGATGACGTTCTTATAAAGCGTTATCTCGACCGCTGTGGCGGCACCAAGGCCAGTCGGCTTGCAGAGGCGCTGCAAGAGCCAGAACTACGTTATGAGGGCGACACAAAACACGTGTTCGCGAAGCAAGAAGTGCTCTTGAAGGAACATCAGTCCAAACCCCGAGTTGTCTATCAGGGCAGCGATATGTATAATGCATTGACGGGTCCCGTCGTTATGGAGCTAAACGAACGGATGAAATTTATCTTTTCCAAGCGGAACCCCATGAACCTGGGCAATATTGTTATATATGCCTGTGGTGTCAGTGGGGAGGAGCTAGGAGATGTAATGGAAATGGCTGAGGGTATTCCACTCGAGAGTGACATGGAGAATAATGATGGGAGCCAATCGGCAGAATTTCGCAAGTATGAAGCGATGTTCTATCATAAGCTGGGTGCACCCCTTTGGTTCGTTCGTGAGTTCGCAAAAAATGTGAGCGTGAGAGTGTGGACACGTTACGGCATTGCAGCCGTCGTGAAAGGTCAGAGGTGGTCGGGCGAAACCACTACCACCACTGGCAACTCTTATGTGAGCATGTCGTTGATACAGTCAGCTTTGGAGGAAGCGGCCGTCACAAATAGCACGAACGTCCATGGGGGGGACGATTATCTCGGATTTATAGTTGGTGATGAGCAAGTCGTTCAAGACTGCATTGAGAAGGTAGTCTCGGTTTCTGGTATGAAAGCGAAGGTTGCCCCAATGAAGACTCGCCATCATGCTACCTTTTACCGCAAAAGGTACGTCAACTCTTCCATTGGGATACGTCCCGTCCCTCAATTTGGCCGCGTCTTGGCAAAGTTGAACATCAGGTCTAATAGGAACACTGCCGTCAACGATAGGGATTACATGGCCGGCAAGTACTTGTCGGCTGCGTATGAACATAGACACGTCCCAGGCATACGAGAACTCCTTGTCACAACGGCTGACACACTTTCCTCCACACCCCATTTCGATGTAAGAGCGTCAAAACTACACGAAATGGGTGGAGTTGATAACATCAAGGCGACTGTTAACTCGGCAGTTGAACATCCCGTCTCCGAGTTTAGCGATTTCCTGCAGGAGGTGTACGGTATAGGTTACGACGATCTTGTTGATGTCTATGAGAGGGTTTCCCAGTCCGCAGTCGATTACTGTGATGGCTGGACCCGCGTTGACAGCAAGACAGGGAAATACCGGAATATCGCAGGGAACGTTAACTACATTGCACCGAAAATGTGCGGAGATACTGTTGAGGCGTTGATACGCCTTGATGTTTAGTATCAACGAGTTCCTGGCACTTCTGAAGGGTGATTAGCAAGCAAACACCAACAGAAACAAGAAAAAAAAAAAAAAA